CACGACCCCGGTCGACGGTGAGTTTTGGGAAACCTGGAAGACCGTCCACAAGGACCATCCGGCTATCAAGTCCGGCGCCATCTTTGAAGCCCGCACGACCGAAGAGGTCAAGGCCAAGGCCAAAGAATTGAAGGAAGAAAAAACCGGCTTTGAAGCCATGCCGCAAGAGGCTATGGGCGTCAAGGTTGCTGATACCAAGGAGTAACGAGAATGCCCGCCGTTGTCTTTGACCCGGCGGCCTTCAAGGCCCGCTATCCCGAGTTTGCCGCGGTTGCCGACGCAACCTTGGCCGCTTGCTTTACGGAAGCGGGCTTGTACCTGTCCAACGCGGACAATTCGCCCGTGCAGAATCTTACCCGCCGGGCAATTCTTCTTAACATGCTGACCGCGCACGTCGCCTTCATTGGCGGCAAGTTGAGCGCGGACGGCATGCCGCGGCCCGTGGGGCGCACTTCAAACGCCAGTGAAGGCAGCGTGTCGGCCGGCTTTGAATATCTCACGCCAGGCACGCACGCATGGTTCACGCAAAGCCAATACGGCGCTGCCTTTTGGCAAGCGACGACCAACTTGCGCGGCTTCCGGTACATCGCACAGCCGACAAGGTACTGACCATGGCCGGCCACTCTCTCAGCGGTTCCGACGGGGTCATGAAGGCCCTTGAAGATATCGCCCGCAAGATGGGCGGCGGCGAAGTGGCGGCCGGCTTCATGGAAGGCGCCACGTACCCGGACGGAACGCCGGTCGCTGCCGTGGCCTTCTGGAACGAATACGGCGGCCCCGGGCGCCAGCCCCGACCCTTCTTCCGCCAAATGATTGCCAAGGAGTCCCCCACATGGGCGCCCAAAATGGCGAAGCTGGCAAAGGCGACGGATTATGACGGCCCCAAGGTGCTGGCCCTGATGGGTGAAGATATCAAGGGCGCCTTGCAGCAAAGCATAAACGACTTCACGACCCCAGCATTGAAGGAAAGTACGGTCGAAGCCAAGGGCTTTGCCAAGCCGCTTATTGACACTAGCCATCTTTTGAATTCAGTAGCCTATGAGGTCAACAAATCATGAGAACCAATATTTTTGCTTACACCCCGGCCGGCACCGCAAACCCGGCATACATTTCCGTCAACCGCGAAGATGACGACCGCCTTACCGTGGCCGTGCGTAGCAATGGCGCCCAAACGGCGTCGTTTATCGAAATGCCGCGGGACGAACTGGCGAACCTGGCCGCCGCTATCGGGGCGCATCTTGAAGCCGCGGCGCCGGCCGCCCCCGAAGTTGAAACCAAGGGCAAGAAGTAAGCCATGGACTTGCGCGGCCTTGCCAATGCTGTGACCAGCACGGTCAACCCGAACGAAACCGTTACCGTATTGCGGTCGACGGGCTACACCATCGGGGCCGGCGCAAAGCAAGTGCCGAGCTACGCGGCCCCGGTCGACGGCCCCGGCCAGGTGCAAGCCTTGGACGCCAACGACATAAAGCAGCTTGACGGCTTGAACATTCAAGGCACCATCCGGGCCATTTATTTGCGTGGCACGCTGGCTGGCGTCATTCGCCCGGACGGCACGGGCGGCGACCTTGTCAAGCGCAACAGCGGGGCGCAAACCTGGCTTGTGGTCAAGGTGCTGGAATCCTGGCCCGATTGGACCAAGGCCGCCATTGTCATGCAAGGTCAATAATGTACGCCGCCAGCATATCCGTCGACCAAGTAATTGACGCCCTGGCCGCGTTCCTGGCGCCTTTCGTGCCCGGCGGTCAAATCGTGCGGGCACAGGTCAACCGCGTGGCGCTACCGTCAAATCCGTGCTGTGTGTTGACAGAGCTTCTGCTGGTAGATTTGAGCGTACCGGCCACCGCATATCAGCCGCCGACCGATCCAATCCCAGCGGTCGGCACAGCTACCATTTACGGCCCGTCGCGCATTGACGTTCAAATTGACTTTTACGGAGCGCAAGCGGGCGAATTTTGCAAAACAGCAAAGACCGCCTTTCGTTCGCATTGGGGCTTCGCGCACTTCCCAGCGAACATAAAGCCGCTGTACACGTCCGACGGCGTTCAAACTCCCCTGCTTACCGGGGAACAGCAATATGAAAGTCGATGGACGTTGACCGCATCAATACAATACAATCCAACCGTTACGGTTCCGCAGGAATTCGCTGAAATTTTGTCGGTTCATCAGACGTCAGCAGCGGATTTATTGCCCCCGTGACCGCGTCCATTTACTTTATGAGGTGAAAAAATGACCATTCCTGCATCGGACATTGTCGTCGTTAACCCCGGCGTTGTCGGAACTGGCGGCAATCCGCTAGCTCTGAACGGCGTCATGCTTTCCCAATCGGCATACCTTCCGACCAACGCTGTGCAATCCTTCGCCAGCGCGGACGCCGTAAGCGCCTTTTTCGGCCCCGCTTCCGCGGAGTACGCACTAGCGCAAACCTACTTCCTGGGCTTCGATAATTCGACCGTCAAGCCCGGCACCCTGATTTTTGCCCCGTTCGTGGCGACTGCCCGTGCCGCCTGGCTGCAATCAGGCTCCCTGGCCGGTATGACCCTGGCGCAACTGCAAGCCCTTTCCGGCATCCTTACTGTGACCATGAACGGCACCGTGAAGACGTCGACCAGTATCAACCTGGCAACGGCTACCAGTTTCAGCGACGCGGCCACGAAGATTGCCGCCGGCTTCACTGGCGGCCCGACTGTCACCTGGGACGCCATCAAGTCCGTTTTCATCCTGACGTCCACCACCACGGGCGGCGCTTCCACCATGACCGAAGCGACCGGCACCCTGTCCGCCGGCCTCAAGCTGACCAGCGCGACCGGCATGCTCCTTTCCCAAGGCGACGACGTTGATACGCCGGCAACCTGCATGGATATGGTCAAGAGCAAAACCCAAAATTGGGTCGACTTCATGACCATTTGGGAGCCCGTGACCGCGGACAAAACTAACTTTGCCGTTTGGACGAACGCGCAAAATCAACGTTACGCCTATATCGTTTGGGACACGGACGCGCAAGCCATCATTGGCGGTTCGACTACGAACTTCGGCTACCTGGCGAAAACCGCGGCATACGACGGCGTCGTCCCGGTCTACAACACCAAGGAGCTTGCGGCCTTCGTGCTGGGCTCCGTGGCGTCTATCGACTTTAGCCGCACCAATGGGCGTATTACGGCCGCCTTCAAGTCCCAACCGGGCTTTACGGCCACTGTGACCGACCAGCAAATTGCCGCCAACCTTCTGGCGAACGGATACAGCTTCTATGGTGCCTATTCGACCGCCAATGACAATTTCAACTTCCTATATAACGGGCAGATGACAGGCAAATGGAAATGGCTTGACACCTTCGTGGACCAAGTCTATTTGAATTCGCAATTCCAATTGGCCTTGCTGTCCTTGCTGACCAGCGTCAAGTCGATTCCGTACAACGAACAAGGGTATTCCCTGATTCGTGCGGCGATGATCGACCCGATTGCGGCCGGCATCAACTTTGGCAGCATTCGCACCGGCATTGCCCTGTCCAAAAGCCAAAAGGCGCAAGTGAATCAGGCCGCCGGCCGGGACGTGTCGACCACGATTGAGCAACAGGGCTATTACCTGCAAATCCTGGACCCGGGCGCCCAAGTTCGTGGCAACCGCGGAACGCCGGTTATCAACTTCTGGTTTACAGACGGCGGCGCGGTCCAAAAGATCACCGTCGCTTCCATCGACGTAATGTAAGGGGAAATCACCATGAGCGACACCACGATCACCAGCGCGAACAGCGTTTTTACCATCGTCATTCCGGGCCTGTTCCCGGCACCTGTACAGCTTCAAGGCTACGCCAGCGACAAGGCTTTCACTTCGGAAGCCATTGACCTGGCCGAAGTGCAAATGGGCGTCGACGGGCGTATGACGGCCGGCTTTACGCCGAACCCGACGAAGCAAACCGTTACGCTTCAAGCGGACAGCCCCAGCAAGGACATTTTCACGGCGCTGATTCAGGCCATGAAGACGGCCCGGGAAGTGTTCTATATTTCCGGTTCCATCGCCTTGCCGTCGACCGGCGAGTCCTTCACGCTGACCCGCGGCATTCTGACCAACACGAAGCAAATCCCGGATGCTCAAAAAGTTTTGCAACCAATGGATTTCACAGTAACATGGGAGCGTATCGACAGAAGTCTGCTGTAACCAGTTCGCCCCGGGCAAGGTCCACAAGGCCGCGTTGCCCTCTCCCAGCGCAAGCCGGGGCTCCCAATCATTTGCAAATCTTCCAATCAGTTTTGGCGTATCGATCGCCCTTTTCGGAATTTAACGTTCTGATTTGCTTCAATTGTTCATCAAACCGTTTTGCTGAAACTTTTTCCGGACGAACTGTCGACGTCGATTGACGATTTTTTGAAACGAACAACGTGATTGCAGCACGACGGTCGTTATCAAACATCGCTTCGCTAACTTTCGGGTAGTTGTGACCAACCCACACGCGAATACGCATCGCAGCAGATATTTTACCAATAGACGGGATGGTTAAAAGTGTATGGTAAATGTCATTGGCAGAAGCTCCGCTATGCCGAATGATTTCGGCCACGACATCACGCATATTCGCATCGGAGGGCCATAAGTCCAAAACCGAGTTGCGGAAAAGCCGTCGGATTTCGGCCGATTTAGCGTCAAGTTTCATTTCGCAATCCATTCCTGTAAAATGTAGACGCTTCCATCTTAGAACTTAATGACGGCTTCGTCAACAACTTTTCGCAGGAGAGCGAACAATGGCACGCACCGTATCAAATTACACCGTTACTGACGAAGGCCGCGACCAAGGCAAAGTTTTTGTACTTACCGAAATGCCCGCCAGCCGGGCCGAATCCTGGGCAATGCGGGCGCTTCTGGCCCTCATGGCAAGCGGCGTCGAAGTCCCGGAAGGGTTTGACCGCATGGGCATGGCCGCAATGGCTGAAATCGGCATTCGCGCCCTGTCCGGGCTCAAGTGGGAAGTCGCGGAACCGCTCTTGCTGGAAATGTGGGATTGCGTGCAAATCATGCCCGACCCCAGCAAGCCGCACGTCGTCCGCCGCCTGATTGAAGAAGACATTGAAGAGATTGCGACCCGTGTCAAACTCCGCGCCGAAGTGTGGAAATTGCACACGGGTTTTTTGAAGGCCGTCGCCCCCTCAATCTCCGGCGGCTCCCCGGCGGCGGCCAGCAAGCGGGGTTCGCGGAATACCTGAATTTGCCGGCGGTAATCGGCACAATTCTTTCCAAACGCATGGCGACCTTGCATGAACTGGATACCGTTTATGGAGTGCGCGACGTCTACGATATGTTGGAGGTCATAACGATAGACGATTACAATAGAAACTTGGCGAACCGGGAATAATCCACATGGCAACAATCATCGACAGCTTGCTGGTAAAACTTGGTTTGGACTCTTCGGAGTTCGACGCCGGGAAGCGTAAGGTCGACAAGGGCCTCAAGGATACCGGCAACGAAGCGGACAAGACCGGCGCCAAGTTCAAGAAATCGGGCAAGGACGGCGCGGACGGCTTCGGTAATGTGGCCGCCAGCGCCGCCAAGTTCCTGGCCCTTATCGGCGGCACAATGGCCGTAAAGCGGTTCATTGAACAAACCGTCGAATCAAGCGCCGCACTCGACCGGCTTTCCAAGAATTTGCAAGAAGGCGTGTCGACCGTTTCCGCCTGGTCTAACTCCGCGGAACTGGCCGGCGGGTCCGCCGAAGGCTTGCAAGGCACTTTGGACATGCTCAGTAAGTCGCAAACTGAATTGCAGCTTACGGGCCAATCCCAGCTTATCCCCTATTTCTCAGCCCTTGGCGTTTCCATTGCGGACGCCAGCGGCAAGGCGCGTTCTGGCAACGACATCCTGCTGGACCTGGCCGACCGCTTCTCGCGCATGGACCGCACCACGGCCAACAATATGGGCCGGATGATGGGGATTGACCAGGGGACAATGAATCTCTTGCTCAAGGGGCGTAAAGAAGTCGAATTGATGGTCGCCCGGCAAAAGGAATATGGCGCCGTCACGAAGCAACAGGCCGAAGAATCCAGCCGCCTAAAACTGGCGATGACCGAAAGCAAACAGAGTTTTGAAGCCTTC